TCTTCAACTTGAACGGTTGTTTCTAGCGTTAAACTTGGAAAAATCATTTACTTACCAACCCTTTTATCTGGCATTCGCCAAAATAAGTGACCTGCGACAAAACCAACTAAAAAAGGAATTGACGGGTAGTCATGCGACCACCTAATTATGTACGCGCTAATTGATTGAGTTGCATCCTCGTCGTATATGATATAAAAATCAAAAATAATTATAGACGCAACCATTAATAAAATAAAGATAGGTGTTTTTTTCATTCAATAATCCCTAGGAACCAGCCAACTCTTTTTCTAAACTCATCCAACTCAGCTTGAGATATATTTTCAGAAGGCTGCATTGATATAAATTCCCTGTATGCTTTTTGTAGTGACCCTGTTTGTAATGCAGTTATTAACACTGGCATAGACTCAACAAGAGAGTCAATTTGATCGCCACTCTTTTGCTTATAAACATTGTTAGAGCCGAACTTTGCTATTATTTCTCTCCCATAACTCATTGCTGGGTTGATTAAATCCATTTCAAGGTTGTATCTTACTTGCATTTCGCATGTTGGAGAATAAGTGTTTATTATGTCATTCAAAACATCTTCATCATCACTAAGTAAAACCTCTTTCATATGTATTTCAATGATAGACATTAAACTTTTTTCAGAATCGTATTTAACAGCAACATGGTCAAACTTTGAAGCGATAGTTGAAAGCATCAACATATCAGTTAAGACGCTATCGTGACAGCTATGGTCTTTCTTAAACCAATACATATGACTCATTATTGAACCCTCGTTATAGTTACAATTCCATCGTAAATTCTCGCGGTATCACCGTTCTGTTGTGTCCTGTATTGAAGTATTGCACTTCCAGCACCCAACTCAGCACCCGATAAAACTATTTTACCGTATGCCCAAAGCCTTTGATCCGCGCCAGCATCTTTTGGCTCAACTCTAAATGTTTTTACAACACCAACAACAGTTCCAGTTCCACTGATGTTTAATTCGCCAATGAAGTCTCTTTGACCTGATGAATAACCCTGATTAAAGCCAACCTCAACCTCATACAACCCTGTTGAGTTTAAGCCACTATAAACAGCCGTTGCATATGCTTGTGGCGATGTTGTTGTATTTGTTGCAGGTATTAAGTTTTGACCATAAAAATACTCTGAACCATAAACACTTTTAAAAGTAAGCACAGTTCCGTCATCATCAATTAACTTGGCTTCGGGTCTAGTGCCAGAGTCATCAATGTATATCCCTGCTTTACCTGAGCTAGGAGCACTTGGAGCCACTAACCTTTTTACAAAATTAATTACACCATTAGACATTAAAAAACCTCCAAACAACCTTCAACTTCAATACCATTATCGGTTTCAAAGCCAGCCATTAACACCACACAATTTTGTTCAACAACTATATCTTGAGTGTACGAGGTTCGGAAAACTTTCAAAACATCTTTAAAGTTTATCCATGTTTTCCGACCAGTTAATATAGTTAGTAAGTTCGTATAAACCATTTGTTAAAAGTCTAAAACGATCTCGTCAGTAATTTCAATATTCAATTCCGTAGTACTGTTTGCTGTACCAAGATATTGATGAATCTCACCGTTAGCTGTCTTTGCAGTAGCAGTTACACCACCAACAGTATTAAGATAATATCTTGAGGCAACCGTTAATGATGATAAGTTTGAGTTTGTTCCTTCTCTTAATAGTGTACCATTTGCACCAGAACTAACCGCAGCACTTACAAAACCATGCGCCCTTCTGTCGTTAGTTGCATCGGCTAATCTTATTTTAACAGTACCACCATCATTCCAAATATTACAAAAGTCACCAGCACTCAATGCTTCAGATGCTTCAATGACATTTACATCAAGGTCTGGAATAAAAGACGAATCAATTTTACCATCAGAGCCAGTTCTGATTATCTTGTTTGCATCAGGTGCACCAGTTGTTGCATTGATACCTTGTTTAAGTTTTTTTCTACCGTTTTCGAGAGTTAAAAATTTTCCGTTAGCCATTTCATAAATCCTTTTATAGTTGTATCGGTTCTTGTATTGATATTTGAATTGCCCCCACCCCTAAAGATGTTGCCACTTGTGTTCTATAGCCGCTAACTGGTGCTGTTGAGGTTAGGTTTCCATTTACATCTAAGTATATAGGTAGTCCCAGCGCAAAGGCAAAAGAACTATCTTCCATCTTTCCTATTATTTGGTATTTTATTTTATTCCCATCCAAAGCACCTGTTCTTGTTATTCCAATTACAGTTGCCTCGCCTTCAGTTGAATCATTGTTTGCAAGTGCAACACCTGACAGTGTTTTGTAAATCGCTTTTACTGCGCTTATGTTGCCATCAGCAAAGTCTTGTTCGTAATCTTCAGTCTCGCCCGAGTTAGCAACAAACACCTCTACCATAGAGCTATTTGGTCTAGTGGTTGATTCTAAAAATTTAGTGTGTTCTCTACCCTCAATCGTTTTTGGTTGAGTCATTTGCTAGAATCTCCAACTTGTCGTTCTTTAGGATTTCATAATACCAAGCGACCCATGCACCCTTCGCGTAAGTAATATCAAATGCCAAAGCAGCCATGCCAAGTTCTATCTGCTTATCAAACATAAGGCGACGAAGCCCTTTTTCAGACTTCGCCTTTATGAAATTTCTAATTTTAAAACTATTAGACATTTAAACCTATGCTACTAATTTAGCTACTAGTGGAGACTCTGTTGCGCCAACACCTTGCTCACCTAATTCTAAACCACCAACACCAAATACTTGATCCATTGCAGTTCTCATTGAGTTTGCACCAAATTCGTTAGCTTTCTGGTCGCTCATCTCTACACCACCCTGAAAAGCAAGACCAACACCATCAGCATCGTACATCTTCATTTCATCACCAGTGATAAGTCTTGAGATAACAACAGGGATTCCGTATAACATACCGATTTGACCAGTTCTTACGTTAGCTGAACCGTAGAAATCAGCTCTTACAAAGTCAGATTCAGCAAGCATTTCAGCCTCTTTATCTACACCAATTGCAATTGTCATTCTAGCGATATCACCACCGTTTTGAAGAAGTTGTCTTCTCATTTCTAAAACTTGCTCTTTAACAGTTGTAACCGCAGCCGCAGAAACAGTAACACCAGCAACAAGATCAATAACATTGATAATTTGCTCATCAACATATTTAGCGTGACTTAAAGACGCTCTGATTGCTGCTTCAGTTTTGAACTCTAGAGTTGATTGATAAATATCTCTTGAGTCGAAAAGCCATGCAATGTATGCGTTAAAGTCTAAGTTAATTCTATCGTTAGAGTCAGTTAGTGAACTTGCATCAGCAGAAGCACCAAATGCTCTGTTAGTTACTGTGAAGTTACTTAGCTTAGGCACGTCAAAAGACTTAGCACCTTTAACAGCAAATTGTGAAACATTTCTTACAGTTGGAGCAAGAACAGATTTTTCGATTAAGTTTTTTTGTACCGCCGCCACAATTAAATCATTTTTTGTGTTCGGTAGTGTTTGGATAGCATCAGCCATTTTACATTCCTTTGTTTATTATTATTATTTTAACTTATGTTGATTTTCTAGCGTGTATGCAATAATTTCTTCCGCACTCGCCTTGTTAATGTCAAACCCCTTTGTCGGTTGATTAAGTGGTTTTGAGTTTGGTGTGGCATCAACTAAATTTACAGACTTTTTAAATATATGCCCGTATCTTTCCATGTTTTTGTCCACGATGTTCTTAGTATCTTCCTTGTTTACTATGAACGAGTCATCTAACTCAACAACACTCTTATCATTATCATCTATAAGCTTCATGAAAACGTCAACATCTTTAACGCCACGAGAAAGAAGTTCTGATTTTATAGCACTGTTTATCTGAGTATCGGCAAATGATAACTTATCTTTCGCGTTCCCATGTTTCAGAGCCTTAATCTCTTCCTTAAGAGTACCAATAACACCCTCAAGGTTGCCTTTCTTTTGTTCTTGCTCAAGATTCCAAGCCTTTTTTTCTTCTCTTAAGGCTTTAGCTTCTTCTTTGTACTTAAACATGTCGCGCTTAAAGTCCAAATCGGCTTGTGATAATGTTTCTGTTTTTTCAGTTGAAGCACTGCTTACATCTGTTTGAGCCACTGACTCGGTAGTTTGTTCATTCATTTTATTCCCTTATGTTGAATAATGTCAAACCTTGACGTTATTTTAAACTTTTTAATAAATTATCTTTTATAAATTTAAGCACTTTCTTTTTAGATGTGCTACTAAATGTTAAATATTCGTAATATCTAGAAACTCCCTCGCTTATCTTCTTAAATGTAGCTCGCTTGGTTTTACCTGATTGTGTCTTATACGACTTATGTAGTTTATCACTATGCTCAATTACATATTCAGCTTTACCATTCGATGAATCTAACTTCACATTCTTTTGCAAATCATCCAACAACTCACCAGTGAATGTAATATTAATCTTATCTCTATCGTATTTCTTATGAGTGGTGTTCAGACCGTCGTTTTCCTCTCGCCATTGCCTATAGCTATCGCTAGGTCTACCAAAATCGCTATCTCTAATGTCATCAACTACAATTTTACCAACACCGTCACGCATAGATTTAGCACGTAAGTTTTTAGTAAGATCACGGCGAATCTTGTTTTGCACTTGTTTAAGGTTTTTAACTTTTAGTTTAGCCATTATTCTGTTTGCTCAATATCTAATAGCTCTAAAGCTCTAAACAAGTCAGCCCTAGACTGCTTTCTACTCTCTCCAACCTCTTTGACTGAATTTGCAATACCTTGTGCTTCTTGGTTTGTTAGACCAAAAAACTCTCTTCTGGGAACTGTGTCACCAGTATTATGGTTAAAGCCCTTTTTAGTTTGCAAGCCTTTCTTCATCTGTATAAACACGGTTGAAGCTTTCTCTTTGCTCTTGCGCCTACCAATACCGTCTAGCATGTCACCATCAAGAAATAAGTCAACACTATCTCTAGTAACACCTTTTAAGTCAGCATACTTCTTTGTGTACTTCTTAAACTTACCACCATTGATTGTCTTTCCATCTAAGGTTCTAGATTCTATTTCTGCTTGAGCTAGTTCTGCAAATGCTGTCTTCTCATTTGCTGTTGGCTTCCTACCTAGATATGAAGCCAAGTCAACCTCCTGACTTAGCTCATCTAGCGATACATTCAAACTACCTTTTGCTATCTTCTTCTTTGGCATTATCTTCCTTGATTATATTCGGCATGGCTGGCAATTCTGGAACAATAAACTCCTTATCCTTGTCTATTTCATCCAGTATCTTTTGTGCTTTTTCTTCATCGTCTAATTCTCTATCCAACATTAAAGCTTCTTTTTTACTCATAAGACCTAGATCAATTCTAGCCTCGATGTTAGAAAGCTTTTCAGATTCTGTTTCCATCATCTCAGGCTTATAGTATTTAACACTGACCTCAGACTCAGGGTTTAATGTAGATACTTGGTATTTTTGTTTAAGCAAATCAGTGCCATTAAGAACCCTTAGCCACGCTTTAATGATCTCGTATATATCATCCTCAACGCATCTGAAAGACTCGTAGTCATCAACATGCGTTTCTATTTGCTGAATAGACTGAATGAATCTATCAATACCCGATGTTGCTTTTGTTTGGTCTCCTGTTGAGTTAACAACGTCACCGCTCAAGCCCTCTGATGTGACAAAGTAATTTAAAAATTTATCGTTAGCATCTGAGATGCCTGCAATATCACTATTAGGGGATGTAAATTCAAAGTCTACATTCTTTCCATCCTCACCATCTGTTGCAAGATGTATGATTTGAGAGTTACCTATTACAAGATTTGCTGGCTTTAGGTCACTTGGTGTCTTAAGAATAGCAACGGCATATCCGTTCATTTTTTGTATGTTGGCAAGATCGCTGAGTCTTTCATTAAACTGTATAGTGAAGTCAGTAAGCGCATTCGACGACCTAGTAAAAAATTCAAAGTCTTTATCCCTTGATATTTCAAAGAATGGCATAATACCCTCAGAACCAAGTGGCGATTCAATATCTATCTCACTTGATGCCTCGCCTGTTTCTGGGTCAATAACCTCGCCAAGACCATTCATCATAAAATTATATTTAGGTGTCCATACAATGTACTTTGCTACATACTTTTGAAATTGGTATTTCTCACCAACTAATTCGTTTTGATCTGAGTTTGATGTTGATCTATTTGAGCGACCTATAACACCAGTCGCAGTATCTCTTTCTTTTAACTCGCTATCAAGTTGAATGTATTCCGTTCTATCAAATGCTGAGATAACAAAGCCATCAGCTGATTCTGGGTCACTCATATCAACAATAGCGTCGATCTGGTGCATAGCAAAGATTCTAGCAATCAATTTACCACTCTTAGGCACTATCATCCCGATTGATTGATCTTGATAAACATAGTTCTTATTTGCTTTATTTAGTCTGGAATTCAACTTCATGTCTTTGTAGATTAACTCTAAAGTTTCAACTTGCTCATCTGTTGCTTCAGTAAATATTCTATCAGGTGCTTTCTTATAGATGGTTGCTTTCTTGTCAACAACCGCTTTTTGTACGTTAATAGAACTAACTATCGGCATCTCAGTAACGCTATCTTGGTATAGTTGACCTTGCAAAGATTCCTTCACATATTGCTGCATTCTACCACCCATAACCTCAAACTGCTTGAGTGATACTTGCTTCCTTGCTTTGTTGTTCTCGCTATTAATAGAGTTTATTACTGCGAGTCTATCGTTAATGTTCATTAAGTTCATAAATATCCTTATTTAACAAATGATGTTTCGCTTATCTTGTTATCTTTAACACCCTCAACTTTAATAACAACTCTGTTATTATCTGTGATAATTGCGTAGTTCATCGGTATCTTCCTACTGTTGCAGCTTGTCTGTTCTTAAATTTCGGGTCGTGCTTATACATAAAATAATAACGAACCATATCAACAGCATCATCATCCTCTTTAACTGGATTCTCATTCTGAATAACTCCGTCTTTCTCAGGATATTTATATCTTTTCATTCCGTCAATTGTCTCTTTGCAATGACTAGCAACGTAGAACCTTATTTTTTCGTTACTGTTTTTCACGTAACTCCTAACCAAAGAACAGCCTGCGTTTATCGTTGACGTTCTATACTTGAAGTTTATTCCAGTGTTATCCTTAAACCATTTAATGTTTGACTTACCTGTTTGTTCACGTTCTTGGTTTCCTGCTATATCACAAATATATTCTTGAACCCTATATGGTTGTTGCTGAATCCATTTAGCTAAGTCTTTTAATTCTAGTTTTGATTTAATTATCTCATTGATCATATAAACAGTGTCAGTTCGTGGGTCATATTGAAACATTCCACAAGCCATAGGATGCGCCCAACCCCAATCGACGCAACAAAACACTGGTAGTTTCGGATTATATTGTAGATTGTGAATTATATTATCATCTGTAAAGTTATTATATACAGCATTTTTAGGTATAACATCCCAGCTAATTTCAAACATAGCTCTGAATGTTTGTGGGTCTAGTAAGTTCTTATTTCTTTCTAATTCTTCTTGTGGGTAATATGGGTTGTCTATTGTGCCCCACTCATGACAAGAGAAAGTATCATCCATTGATTCTTTAAAGTACTTATAAGCCCAATGTTGTTTAGGATTAACAAACTGCACACCGAGTGAACCAGTACAAATAATATAACCCTGTGAATCTGATACCCTCGCAAGACATTCTAAAAACAATTGCTCTTTGATTTGAAATACTTCATCAATCCAAATCCAGTTAGCTTTAATCCCCTCAATTCTTTCTGGTCTATCACCAGACATCCCATATATTAAAGATTCATCACCTTCTTTTGAAGAATGCCATTCCATCATCTGCGGATTCTGCCATTGCTTTTTTACCAAGCCACAAGGTTTTACATATGCCTCAAACTTTTTCCAGGATAGGCGTTTAAGCATATCATTTGTTGGTGCGATAATAACACCAAGATAAGGGTCAATTCCGTTTGGTATATAGTTTGGTCTTGTCTCTTGCAATATTGATGATGCGATTGCACCGATTTCTGTTTTACCACCACGCTTCCCAGCAAATGCACCACGAAATCTTGCGGTGTCTTTTAAGAAAAGTTTCTGTTTATTAAATGGCTTGAAAACAATGTTACCCACTAATCACCCATATCAATAATTAACTTTTTAGTATCGTCTGATATGCTATGCTCATTCTCAACTTTAGACTTATCGCCATACTCTTTATAGAATCGTGTCTTAAGTGCGAATATAAGACAAGCGGTGTCGATGTTTTTAGTTGTAATACCTATCTTAGATAAATCTTGACCTGATATTTTAGCCATCAATCTTTTCTCTAAGAATGTTTTTGCTTTTTCTTCTG